AAGACTTACGACCGATGTTGGTAGCAAGCAATGTTTGCTGTTTACCATTTCTTGTGACTCCTGGCATACGTGAAAGTCTAGATGGATTTCTATTTTGCTTATCCACCTTCAAGCCATGCTTATCTAAGAAATCGTAGAGAAAATCTACTCTTTTGCGGTATTCCTCTTGGTCTTCTGCTTCAACCCTAACAATGGCATGTATCGATTTGCCACCACTAAAAACAAGAGCAGCTATAGGCAATTCAAATTTCCTATAAAGCGCATCCTGTTCTGTAAGGCTCATATCATCTGATTCAACTAATGCATATGTGAACCTTGTAACATTCTCATTCTTTACACCACCACTTACTGGGTTAAAACGAATCCAAGCACCGCAGTCCTCTTTCCAATCACCTATAGTGGCACCTAAATCATCGGGATACCTTTTAAGTGATTCTATTAGTTCCTTTGCGGTTCTATCGTATACACCCTTTGAAGGTAGGAATTTGCCGTCTGAATCTTGCCATACATCATTGGTTACATATCCGACATGTTCATCCTCTTCAAATAGGACTTCTAAGTATTTAATTAATTGTTCTGTAGGTTTTTCGACCTGCTTTACTTCAAGTGTTGAACCATCGCCATCGTATTCGATGACATCATCCCAGTCCATGCAACCATCACCATCGAAACGAGAAAAAGCAAAGCCTTTACTCTTTGCCAATTGGATGATAGTACCGCCTGTCACGGGATTAGATGCACCATTAAAAGTTTCCCACTTTCTTTCGCATTCACCTGCTTTATATCTGCCTGCGTCCTTACTACTCCAATTGTCCCAGACTGAGCAAGGATAGCCCTCGCTTTTGAGAGCCATCCCCACATTAACCCAGTCGGTGTAGTTAAGGTCTGAGGCATTGATGTACTCAAGTGCTTCTAAAATATTGTCTTTTTCCATACTGCCTCCTCCTTTTATGCTGGTTGATATGTTTTAACGTCGATGCCTCTTGGGACGAACCAGTTGTTGGCTGCAATCCTTGAGATCATCTTGCTAGCTGCATCGAAACTCCACTCTCCAACATGGTAGAATCCATATTTTTCAAGGGCTCTGATCTGTTTAGGAGTTGAGAGTCCTGCATCTATACGGTTTATTAGTTTTGTGATTAAAAGAGACGCTTTACCGCAGTTTTCGATTTCATCAGGATTGATTCCTAACTTTTCAAGCTTAGTTCTTTGTCCTTCTGTTATTGGGCCGCATTCCCAAGCAAATGTTGGTTCATAATCTGCTAAATCTTCTGCTGCGATAGACATTGCGTATTGAAGTGGATCAACAAGCTTTCTTTGACGTTTCTTCATTTCAGCAAGTTGACGTGCAAGCGCATCTTCTCTTTCTTGGACGATGTCTTTACCTGCTTGTTCTTCAGCATCTAGTAAGTTGATTCCAGATTCATTGTTCATCATCATCTTGTCGATACGATTGGCAATATCCTCATTCTTTGAAATAAGTGCTGAAGGTCTGCAAAGGTCATGACGTTCTGTCATCCAAAGAAAATCCAAAAGTAATAATTCTTTTTTATTTGGTGCAAGTCGCATACCACGACCTACCATTTGTTGATATAAGCTTCTTACCTTAGTTGGTCTTAAAACAACGATTGTATCTACCGCTGGACAATCCCAACCTTCAGTTAAAAGCATTGAATTGCAAAGAACGTCATATTCCCCAGCTTCAAAGTCTGCTAGGATTTGTTCTCTGTCTTTTGAGTTTCCATTAACCTCGACAGCGTTTAATCCATGAACATTTAACAATTCACAGAACTTCTGAGAGGTTTTTACCAAAGGTAAGAAAACGACTGTCTTCCTGCCTTTGCAATAATTGAGCATCTCAAGAGCTATTTGATTTAAGTAAGGTTCAAGCGATGATCCAATCTCCCCAACAGCATAATCGCCATTTGAAAGACCGACGTTTCTGATATCCAATTCAAGAGGAATCATCTGTGCTTTTACTGGGCATAGATATCCTTCCTTTACCGCTTGATGAAGCGTATATTCATAAGCCTTAGAATCAAAGAACTGTCCTAGATTCTTTTGGTCTGCTCTATCTGGAGTGGCTGTTACCCCTAGAACCTTTGCAGTATCAAAATATTTCAAGATTCTTTGATATGTATCGCTCATGCAATGATGTGCTTCATCAACAACGATTACACCGAATTCATCTTTTTTAAACTTCTTAAGTCTTGATTCTTGGCACATAGTTTGTACCGATGCGACAGTTACCAATTCATGACTTCCAATACTTGTTGACTCTGCCTTTTCAAGCGACGACGTCAATCCAGTGGTTTGATAAAGTTTGTCTGATGCCTGATCTAAAAGCTCACCTCTATGTGCTAATATGAGTGCTTTTTCACCCTTATCTACTTCTTTTTCTACTACTTTTGAAAACACTACGGTCTTTCCAGTGCCAGTAGGGAGCACCAGCAAAGTATGCTGATGCCCTGCTTCCCACTCGCCTAGAATGGACTCGACCGCTTGTTCTTGATATGGTCTAAGTTCCATCATTGACGACACCTCCTATTAAAAAGGAAGATCATCGTCAGAGATTTCAACTGGAGCACCTAACATTTCAGTAAAGTACTTTGGATCGTAATCTATGAATCTGCCGATATCATTGACTGTTTTCTCTTCACCATAGTTGTTTGTGTACTTTCTTTGAGTTACATGAGCACGACCAATGCTACCGATAACTTTGTTCCAATCCATAGTGAGCTTCTCACCATGCTTCTTTTGACCGATGCATCTAAAGAATGAAGAGATACGCCATTCAACGCTTCTATATAAAAGCAAATCGAATTTAATGACAGAGAGACCTTTTTCAGTCTCGATTTGAACGGTAATAGATGCCTTATTACATGCTGGGATTTTTTGACCACCAGGGAATCTGCCACGTTCAAAGTTTGTAACTGTGAAGTTATAGTCGCCTTCATCTAAAAGGACTAGTTCTTGTCCGTCTTCTTGGATGGTATCGTCCCATCCCATTTCCATATTTTGATTAGGTTTATTTAAATTAGTGTTATCCATTATTCATTTCCTCCTGTGGATTTAGTTTTATTTATGGTTTCAACAATCTTCTTGAAGTTTGGGATGATCCAACGGGCCAAGAAGTCTTCTTTGTAATCAGCTAAATGTTGGTCCTTTGTATAGTGACCTTTTGCAGTAACGACAGCTTCAACGTCTGCCTCAGAAATGCCCGAATTTTTGATTAGTTCCTTTACCTTTGAAAGTAATTCGGGCTCATTGTTTTCCTTTGAAACTGGCGGCTTTTTAGGGCTTTGTGTGCCAAATAAATGGGCGATGCCTTTGAAATCCAAATCAATCTCATCAGGTAATCCATATCTATTCTTTGCATCCCAGCAAGCATGATGAGATGTATAGATGACACGTTTTCCGCCTTGTGCTTTCTTCGTGTTGTTTTCAGTTGTAACCACATAAGTCTTGTAGTTGCAGAAAAGGAGCATATCGCACCATTCTTTTAGTAATGGAGCCACTTGTTTTGTAAGTTTCATCTCCCAACGGTCGAATTGACCTGCTTCTTCTGGAAGTTCAAACTTTCTAGGTTTTCCATGTGCGATAACAACTGCATTTACACCTAATTCGATAAGTTTATTTAAGGAATCAAGTAACTTTGAGAATTCATCCTGCAAATAGACATACCCTTTTCCAAATCCGAATTCTTCAATGTTGGACTTGCGGTATTTCTCACACACAAACTTAGTGCATAAGGATTCTGCCCAGTCAGCAGTATCGATGACTAAAGTCTTGCAGATACTTGGATCTTTGATTACTTCATCAACGCATGAAAGAAGGTAGGACCAGTCTTTACCACACTTAACCCTTCTTACATTCAAACTAGATGTACCACCCTCTGTATCTAAGAAGAGTGGATTAGGAAATTGAGATGCGAAGGTGCTTTTACCGATTCCTTCTGCACCATAGATGACCACCTTTAAGGCTCTGGTCTCTAAGCCTGTTTCTATGTTTAACATGATTATTTATCCTCCGTGTTGTTGTTCTTGGCGTCAGATTCAGGAGCCAGCACTGGTTGTCCCTTAGGTTTGATGATGTAATCACCAACTAAGTCGTTGAACTTTGTCTTTCCGACCATTTTTTGAAGATCTGAGATACTCATGAGCTTGGTTACTTCTGGATTGAAACCAGCATCTTTTAGAATTTTCTTCACTGCTTCTTCATCGCTTATCTTTCGTTTTGTAGAAGTTTCAGATAGGACATAGCCTTTCCACTTCTTTCCTTCGATAGCTTTCTTAAGTGCGTATTCCTTAATGGACGTGCAGTAATCGATAATGAAGTCGAGTCCTGGTAATAACTCTTCAATCTCATCGTCAGTCATGAGTTCAGGTTTCTTCTCAACATCAATCGAAAGAGCATCTTCGCTTCTTTGGCGGCATACGTTTCTTCCAGGGCAGTACTTGCACCACTTTCCGCTTACTGCTTCTGCATTAGGGTTTTGTGCCTCTTTTGCAGCAGGTCTTAAAACAGAAACTTCCCATTCAAGTAGATCTTCAACATCTATCGTTTGGTCATCGATGTTATGGATTCGCTCTTGATAGATAACTAATCTGATCTTTTTGATTGGATAAATGTCAGCAAATAACTTGTAGGCATATAAACCGTAGATTCCTAATTGGCTATTTAACTCATTACCTTCAAAAATCTTCACTGGAATAAATCCTGTTTTGTTATCGATGATTGTTAAGGTATCTCCAGCGATGATAATTGCATCTGCCGTTCCATGAGTATCTGGTGCGTAATCCATCTCAAGAAGCTGCTCAACGAATACCAGCGGTTTCTTTCCTGTACGCTTTTCCTCATAATCAGCCTGACCAATAACGAAATTCGCATACCCAGTAGCGAGTGTTTCCATCTCTTCGTCATAATGTTTGAAGCTTGATTTCAACTCATCAATGCTCACTGGTTCTTCATCGAAATCCTCAATTTTTAAGGACTGTTTAATATAGGCTTCCGCTAAGGCATGGCATTCTGTTCCAAACTCAGAAGCATCATTTGTCTCTTCTTCTTTATTGGCTAGGAGCTTTGCTGAGAATCCACAATGGACCCATTCCTTACTACTAGGTGCCAAGATGCTGTGTTTTCTTTCTTCACTCATTCTTAGCACCTCCTACTTCCGCCACCTCTTGAATGGTGACATCTTGCACAGAGTCTCCTGGGATGATGATCGTTACTTTGTCTGGATTGATTCCAAAAAGTCTCTTGAATAGACCTCTTTTCATCTTTTTCTTTTTACACGTAACGATTCCACCTATAGGAGATTCATTGGCAACACTGATTTTTACTTTGTGTTTCATATGAACACCTCCTTATGATTTCTAAGCAAGGCGTGTTATCTCTTGCTCACCATATGGAGATTTGGAGGCGGTTTTGAGGTCCCTGTTTTTCAAAAAAAGCAAAAAATTTTTAAGAAACGCAAAAAAAGACCTCCAACATCGCTGCCAGAGGTCTATAAATAAGGATTAAAGTATATTCGTGCTTTTCGTGCTTTTTATCATTCAATTCGTGCTTTTCGTGCTTTTAACAAAAATACCGATTATAAAAATAGAAAAAGAAAATAGGGCTACTTCACCTGAATTTAAGCAAAATATGCCAAAAACAAGTAAAATAGCCCTATAAAATGAAAAAAGGACTGATATTTTTCGTATCAATCCTATTGTTCCTTAATGGTGGAATAGGGGGGATTTGAACCCCCGTCCAAACACAATTTCACACAAACCTCTACATGCTTAGTTTATTTTTTTGTCTTGTCTAACTTACGAA